CCGATTCATATTTACCTGAATTTGTAAAATCATCTTTAGCATATTCCGACAGAGCCGCATTATCAGGCTCAATATCATTTGTGCTATTATTAATATCTGTAAGACTGTCTCCCTTAAGGTATAGTGTACTAGAGGCATGTATAGATCCTTGTCCGCCTTCAGATTTTATAGACATATCACCTTGAGACTGCATGGCTAATTTTCCGCTATCTGATTTTACATTAATATCACCATCCTTAGCTTGAACATATACACCAGAAGTTTCTGCTAAAAGATTTAGTGATTTATTAGACATAATATTTACATTACTCTCTTTTGATCTAATATGAACATCCTGGGGTGAACCCATTAAAACTTTCTCACCGCCATAAAGGCCTAGCTGTTTTGTCGCACCAACGGATGTGCTATCTTCGGTTGATGCAACCGACATACTTTTTTTAGAAACAATATGCTGTGATCCATCGGCCGACTGCGAAATCGCTCCAGACACTTTTTCAGTTCTGTTTTTGGCCACAATAGATATATCTTCACCAATAAGCTGATTGAAATTTTGTGCGGTTAGATTAAAATTACCACCCACGGCAAATTTGGTATCACCTTTAACGGTAACATTATAGTCGCCATCAACTTTAAGACTGCCGCCACCTTCTACTGTAACGTCATATGCACCAGTAATTTTAATACGATTTTCACCAAATACCATGTTATATTGACCGTTATGAGACACAAATTGCACCGCACCATCTGGCATAAATTGTATCATAGATCCACCGCGGTGCTGAAGTGTTACATGTTCAGCCCCCTGTGAATCGTCTAGTGTAAATACATGGCCTGATCTTGTTCTGTGAGTCCAATAGTTTGGATATTCACCAGCCCCCTGCATATCTCTGGCGTCTTTAGGATTAGACCATTGGTCTGGTGTTGTCTTTTTTGGATCATTAGATGATTGTTCATTTGCCATAATATATTACCGCCTTTGTGCTATATTTACTACTCTGTTAACAAGACTTACTGCTTGGCCGATGCCTGGTATACCTGCAAGAGATCCTAATGCTCCTATATTGCCGCTTAAAAGGCCGCTAAAGCCTCCCATTAATCCGCCCAGTCCGCCCAGTCCGCCCAGTCCACCCAAACCACCCAGTCCGCCGCCACCTCCCAATACAGATAGAGGATTATTTCCACCTATTGTTTGTTGTCGATGTGATGCATTAATTCCGTCATTTTTGGCCTTCATATAAGTTTGCATACGAGCAGATTGTGCACCAGGAGGCAATCTATTTAACATTTGCATCATATCACCAGCAGCATCACCAAAAATGGGTTTGTCTAAATCTGCACTATCGGCTCCACCGCCCATACTAGCTAAAGACATGATAAGAGATAGTCCAGCCATAGCCAAGGCCGCATCGTTTGATGGTTTATTATAAACATTACCATAACCATCGACTTTAGTTGTTACTGATCCATATATTGTATTTGTTGTTGTCAATGTGGCATTAGATGTTGCAAAATATGTAAATGTATTTACATTATATCCGGCTGGTGATTTGACATTAAATGTAAATACATTTGCAGCCACATTAAATGCAAAGTCATTTTGTATTTTTAATATAAGTTCTTTTTGGTTAGAATCCCAACTTATAACCTGGCCAATTGGAACTTGATTTACACCAGGCACAACTGTTGATGGTTGATATATTGTATCACCAATCAAAAAATCACCATTACCAGAAGAAGCATCTAGATTAAGTATCAGGTCTTCTTCTGCCAGACCAAAGTATGCTGTATTAGAACTTAATTCGTTCAGAGCTTCAAATATATCGGCTGGCGATTTGCATTGACTCAATAGTGAAGCTGCATTAGCAGAAAAATGATCAGGATCAACCCTAATACCCGTCGTTGATCCACCTGTAGCCAATATACCACCGGTTTGTGATAGTGTAGCAATATTATTTAATGCCGTTACTGTTTGTGGCGGCATATTAGCCACAATTCTAGATTTATATTGCTGGTTTGAAAGAACCATAGATAATATTGAGCCTATATTCATTATGACGCCGGCAAGATTGCCCGTCTGTGCACCAGTAAGAATATTGGCAAAAGCCTGAATAGCCGTCGGCACGTTTTTAACTTGAGGTAATCTTACATTGCCCTGCAATTCTGGCATAGCCAAGTGTGTAGGAAGGCCCTGTGTAAGTTGAGACGTATATGGGCCTTGTTCCTGTATTTCACGAATCTTGGCTCCATCTTTTTCAGTTTCTTGCCATTTTGGTGGCCTCATTCTATTACTCAACATACCAAATATGCCAGCCAATGCACCAAATATGCCTAGATTAATATTACCAGGCATACCATCTTTACTGTTATTGACACCACCCCATATATGTTGAGCTACAACTCGGCTGCTTCCAGGATCATTACTGGCTCCAACTGAAGTACCATAATCTGGAACACCTGGAAAAATACACTGGTCACCAAGCGGTTTTTCAGGAGGAACAAGAGCTATATGCTGATTATCTACACCATCACCATGAATACCAGGAAGTCTACAGACCATTTCACCTGCATAGGTCATGCTGGGACGAGGATCGGTTTTACCGCCTCTCTCAACAACTACACCACCTTGTTTGGTCTGGCTAGTTCCGCCTGTTATGCCATATGCCATTATACTTGCCCTTGCCCAACCGTTCTTGATACACAATCTAGCGTTATTGTTGAATAGCCACCGGCGACTATATTATGAACCAAGGCTACTATCAAATAATCACCTGAACCATATTTAAGCTGTGTCTGTGTTGTATCCTGTGGATTATACAAAGAAACTGTAATCATCTTACCTACATTATATATTGGATTCCAAGGAACTGTTATTCTCAAAGCAATCTTATCTTTTTCAAGCATACCCATACGGGCCTGTCTCTTTAACAGATATGTTGATGTATAATCTGGGCAGCTATACTCAAACATTTCTGTTCCCATATTACTGCCAGCAATCTTATATGACCCACCACCAATACCACAGCCAAGAGCCTGATTACCAAATAAGCTAAATGCACCAGAGGCAAAGTTAAATCCGGCCAATGATCCTATGTCTGCACCATCACTACCGACGCTATTCAAGATATCTGACAACAAATCAAAGTCACATGGAAAATAATAACTCATAATAGAATAAGGATTATTATAAGCGTTTTGTTCGGCATATATTAAATTTGCTATCGAGGCTTGTTGTGTCATTGAATATAGCGATCTGAAGTGGTGCCGACCATAACCTGTTTCAGCCCCTTCATATGTCATAAAATGTAAAAATGAAGGATCATTACCTGCGGCCAAGGCGGCATTGGCCTGCTGTTGCACAACCTGAAATGGATGTTTATTTTCAGCTATAAAGTCTCTAGCCGGATCTGAAGGTTCTATATACAGATTTCGTGCATCGGCGCATCCAGCCAAAACTTCTGCTGTAATCTGGCTTGGTGTTGTGCATTTCCATGATTTACTGACAAGATTGGCCGCATCGTTTAATAGTGTTGGATCACAGGCATGAAAAGTCAGTTCTTCAACTGCTTTGTTGATAAGCTTTCTGTTGTCTTGCTCCATCGGTTTTGTGGCCGATCTACCGCCCAGTCTATAGATCGTCTGGCGGAGTTGCATTTCACCAACACTCGGTCTAGTCATTTTTAAATGTAAAGGTATGCCTTTTACACTATCAAAATTTTTACCATTCAAGAAGTTTGAATTATTGTTTAATTTTACGGATGTTTGTAGGCCTGGTGTGAGTATACTTTCGGCTAGGACAACTTGTGTCCAGCTTATATCACTTACAATACTAGAATCGGCACCCTCAAAAGCAACTTCAACGCTTGTTAATATGTCTGTATTAGAAGGATCTGTTGTTTGTGGGCTTAAATCAAAACCATCAGCCATAATTTACCCAGATGTAAAAGGTTGTGTAGAAAACTTTCTCAAGAAAGGATTGACAGCATTTCCTGTAAGGTTATCAAATTCTTTTCTTATTTGCGTATAGTATTCTGGTTTAATAATCTTTATAAGTCTTTTGCTTTCATTCAATTCATCCTCATAATCATAATAAGACACAGCAGCCTTGCTTATAGTTTCGGTTATTGTTTGGCCGTTTGTATTGATAACAGACACCGCATTATCAGGAAGACCAAGATAGTAATCATAATTTGCAAAAGAATTTGTTGTCAGTTTATTATAATCGACGACAAATCTCTGTGTTGTTGTTACACCTGTAAATGACTCTACTCTTGTAATAATCTTTTCATAATGATGATAGTTTGTCTGTGCCCATGCCACACTTCCATATTTGTTATTAATATAATTTTTAAAAGTTTCATAGTTCATTGGCCAGTCATACTGAGGATCATATATGTCATTTGCATAAAGTATAATCCAATATGCTTCAGTATCACCATAGACCTTTTCTGCGATTATTTCTGGTCTATCACCATCGTGAATAGAATAATTATAATAAGATGTGACATTCTTTAGAACGTCTTTTAAAATGCCAAATCTAAAAGTAATATTCGTTACAAGGTCAAAATTAGAATATGTACCTGTAGTTTTGTTAATATCATATATCGTTTTTGGAAAAAGGTCTAAAAATCGAGACATATTTTAATAACCCTTTTGTACATCGTCTTGGAAGAGAACCTCGATTTCTCTAAATCCAAGGCTCAATCTTATTTCAACTGGATGGCCGGTTGAAAATGTTGAATATGTTCCTGAAGGTGAATAATCAACCTCAATAACCTGTAATGCACATTGTTTGATTTTAGGTATATTTTCATTTTCTTTACCATCTTTAAAAAATGTAATATCATATGTTGATGGAGGTATCATAAGAAATCCTCCAGGACCGACACCTCTTTGAGGCGAAGATGTTGATCTGAGAGTTTTAATAATATTTCGTATTGATTCTGCCTCATCTTTATTTGTTGGTGTCATCATCACCTCAAATTGAAATTGTCTCTGGCCTCTGCCAGTAAATAATATTTCAAGTTGAGGGTTTAGAGGATAACCAGCCAAAGAAGTTAACTGGCCGGCTACTGTACCTACACTATTTACTACATTAAAAAGATTTGTTCCTTTACCAGATAAAGCTCTGACGCCTGCCGCGGCTATGGCCGCAGGTAAACCAAATTGTAAAGCCGTGATTGACACTTCTTCATATTTGTTATGTGAAGAAAATACCATATTTGATTGAGGCATTGCCAATATTATAGAGGCTTGTAATTGTGCTTGTCTTAAATTTTGACTAATAATTGTATTTGGATTAGAAGTTAGTTGTTGGCCCCCAGAAATGGCATCATAATAGTTTTTAGTTGCTGTGGCAACATTACCTGCTGCGGTTGACACCGCATCTACGGCAGAGGCAATATCAGTGATTCCACCAAGGCCGCTGACCGCATTATTTATTGCATTAATACCTCTAGTAACAATAGGTGTGGCCTGACCAGTATTTGGTGCATAAATGTTAAGTCTTAGCCAATGGCCCTGAAAGCTCTGACCAATATTGCTAGGAAATATATAATTTAAACCTCCCATCAAAGAGGGAGTTAAATTATCGCCTGGCCCTATATCATCGGTAATGATGACATCATCTAATCCATTTCGGTCTGTTATACTAGGATATGGCATTTATGCTTTCCAAAAGGTGTTCTATATATTTATATGAAAACCTACAAAGGCAAATTCAGACCAAAGAACCCTAAAAAGTATGGCGGAGACCCCACGAACATCATTTATCGCAGTTTGTGGGAGCTTAAACTTATGAAATATCTGGATGAAAACGCTAATGTCATAGAATGGCGCAGCGAAGAACTGGTGATACCCTATGTTTCACCTGTAGACAACAGGATGCATCGATACTTCCCTGATTTCCTCGTTAAAATGCGCCTGCGTGACAACACCACCAAGACCATGCTATTGGAGGTCAAACCAGCAGCACAGA